TTACCCAACTTAGCAAAACCTAAACCGGCTATAAGCGGCAACAAAGGTTCTAAAGCGTCAGCTATCTTTATAAAAGACTCTGCTAGCTTCAAAGCTCCCGTAATAACAGTATTAAACGTACTACTATCAGCAAATCTACGTATTAAAGCATCGAACTGCTCTCTAACCTTTTGAATCTGAACGCCTAGTCCCTGCTGCGCCTTTATAGCGTCTCTATTAACAGATCCGCTAGCGCCTTGGGCAACATTTAAAGCCTCTTGAGCGGTAGTAAACTGTTGGATAAGAGGAATAACCTTACCAACCTGTCTAAATCCACCAAGCTCTTCTACTATTTGACTAAAAGTTCCGCTTCTAGGATCTAATCCTGCCAAACCTTTAGACAGCCTTTCTACGGCTTTGAACGCCCCAACAAAATTTCCCTGACCGTCAGACAATTCTATATTTAATCTCTTGAGAGAGTCTATAGTGTCCGTTCTTTGAATTCTAGTAAAGATAGTACGAAGACCAGTAGCAATCGTTTCTGCACTTTCTCTGGTTGTGGCTCTAACGCTAGTGAATAATGCTATGAGTTCATTAACGCTACCGCCAGCAGCGGAGAACACACCACCAACCCTTCGGATTGCTGTAATAAGGTCTCCAGACTCAACGGCAAAACTCTTAGAAACAGAGTTTACAGCGTCTAACGTCTGTTCCAAAAACTTAATATTACCACCCGCCTTTTGAGCTTCTGCCGTAAACTGTCTCAATACAGCGATAGCACCCTCTGTGGTATCTTGAATATTGTCAAACGTAGAGCCTAAACTGGTTTTGGCTAGAATGTCAAGAGCTTTCCTAGTGTCATTGGCTGCAAAACCGGCCTGAGCCAAGATCTTAGAAACAGACAAAAGGTCCGTAGAAGAAGCACCGAAAGTGGTGGCGAGTCTAGTAACCTCTTTTGTCAACCCTTCAAGATTTGATACGCTTTTACCAGTAACCTGAGAAATTTTGATAACTTCTCTTTCAAACTCTATAGCTGCCTTGGTAGAAGTTTTGAATGAATTAGCCAAAGCCAATAAGCTACCAGTAGCCAAAGTGATAACACTAAACCTTCTAGCAGACTCTTGAAGCGTTCTGTTTAACTCGCCAACGTTCCTAGTGTTTTGTTTTACAGACCTATTAAAGTTCTGCATCTCTCTGTTTGCGCTGCCTAGATCTTTGATGTTTTTAACTTTAAGATCTATATCGACACCTTTTAGCTGTCTCCGAATACTACTTATTACGGCAGACGTATTTCTAGGTGCTTGTAAGTTAAGCTGTGCTGTTAGGTCGAATTGCTGCGCCATCTTTTCTCCAGTCTAAAAAAATAGGGGGGCGAACCCCCCCTTGTTACCCACTATTACCTATACACATTATGTGGCGCTAGTGTCCTTTTTTGTAGCCTTTGTTTTTCTAGTTTTTGGCGCTGGTTTTTTGTCACCCTCTTTTAGGATAGGGTTATCAGAATCGTCCAAAAACGGCTTCCTTTCTGCAAGTGAAGCTTTTACCCATTCACCATCAATTTCAGCCACTTCTTCACCTTCTTTATTTACAAAGTAGGCATTTTCCCTATTTTTATAGTCTTTGTCGTTACGATAAGCTATAAATCTTCCGTCTTCGTTTGTAAGCCTTCCATCGGAATCAATTGTATGACCTTCTTCATTGACGTATTGAAGCTCTTCATTAACAAAATCAAACTCTTTCAAAAATTTATTTTCTTCTAAATTATTTTCATAATTAGGATCTAGACCATAAAGAAGATTGCCAAGCTTTTCTGCCGCAGCAATAACCCAAGGCTGGGAAGCCTGAGTCTCATAATCTTTCTCATTTTGAAAGTATTTAGTATTATTATCTGGGTTTAGGGCGCAAAGCCTAACCAAAGCAGCAAATCTAGCGTTATCTGCCTGACCCTCTGCGGAAGCCGCATCTAAGGAGTTTCTTTCAGAGATAAGCTCTCTAAATTCTACACGTTTATCCTTTAGCTGTATGGCAATTTCTTTAGCTTCCGAAAGCCTGATTCCTCCACCCTTTAGAGCGTCTTCCATAGAAGATATCTCTTCCATTTTTCTTTCGTACTCTTTCTGCTTATCCTCATTCCACAAGCCTTGCTTGGTCATGTAGTCTGTGAGTTTTTGCCTGAGCAAAGCTCCGCTATCTAGCGCCTCTCGAAACGCTTTATTGTAGGCGATTTGAGAATCTTTAAACTCAGACGCGCCCGGCGTTTTAACTAAAACTTTAACTTCGTTACCGTCGTTGTCCAGTCCAGTCACTATGTTATCATTTTTATCCGTCATTCTTATCTCCTAAGTTATTAACAGGTAATTTAATATAAAACTTTTTTCTTTCTATGTTGTATTTAACGAAATCAGATTCCAAAGAGTCTATTTGAGAATTTCCTCTATCTAGTATTCTAGACCTAGCTTTTTCATATATGTTTTTCATATATTTTTGCTCTTCTGTTATATCCTCTTCTTGCTGCCCAAACCCCCACAAAAAGCCAAAAAACTCTTCAAGAGTAGATAAAGAACCTATCATGGTTGTTTGAATTCTTTTTCTAGACTTTTGATACAGTTCGTTGTGCGCTACTTCTTTATATCTTTCTTCTCTAGCCTTCTTGTAATCTAGAGAATCTTTTAATATTTTATTATCATAGTCATCCATTCTACTTTCCTTTTACTTTCTGGATCGCGGCCTGTCTAGCCTGTGTGGTTATATTCTGTCTTACGTCTTTTAGGTCTGTTAACTTTACAGTTCCTTCTTTTTCTATCTGGGCATTTCTGCTTTCTATTATATTTTGGGTATATGTTGAGTTCATCTCATGAATGTTTTTGGCTGCTTCTGGCGAATCTGCCATCAAGAAAACTTCTTGGGAGTTTGCGACCTTAGAGTTGTTAAGCATAGCTTCTACTTCTCTCTTTTTCTTTTCACCTTCATGTTTTCTTTTTTGTGTTATAAACCAACCATCTAAACAGTCGTCGTCTTCTATAACCTTTTCAGAAGGTCTTTCTGGATTTTCGTTTACGTTGTCATACATTGATGCAAAGCTACAGAGGGCAGACTGATCCTTCGTTAAAAAGCAAGCCCTGTTTCCAAAGAGATCAGAACCTTTTTTTGCTAAAGACCACATACCTCTAAAAATATCACTTCTAGCCACGCTTCTGTATTCAGAAGCCTTTATTGATTCGTCATTATAAAAAGACAACACAGAGTATAAAGAACAATTATTTAGATCGTAGGGGTCTCCATTAGCAAGTCTTACCGTTTTAGATAATATCCATATAGATCTAGCAAATTCTGCCGTCCCCTCACACGATGTGTGGTCTAGTTGTTTCAACTTAACTCTAAGGTTGTGCTGCGATCTTTCCATAAATCTAATATTTGCTTTTATTCCAGAGAGCTTTTTAGGACTTATGTAATTTTTGAAAGCTTCAACTTTTAAGTCTTCTATTTGAGGCGTTATCTTTTCCGCTTCTTTGTCATCTAAAGGAGACCACATTTCGTTATCAAAAAGTACTTCTTTTAATTCTTTCTTTATAAACAGACCATTTAGATATGCCTGTTCGTAGCACTTTTCGTATATGTCAAAAGACTCTTCAATTATTTCAGGCGTGGGTTCATGTATATACAGAACAGGGTCTAGCCGCGAAAACCGCAACCGACCCTGTATTATTCTGTATAATATCTTATTGCTCTTTACTTCTTCCATCCTAATTCCAATTAACGAGCAGCCTTATTACAAAGCACCACCATTCACTGTCAAAGTGTTGAAGTTACTGTAGGAGAAAGTGATAGCAGCGTTTCCACCACCAGTGTCTCCGCCAGAGTAACTAACGCTTGAAAGCTTGTTCTTAGTTCCAAGATCAATCACAGTGCCAGCAGTATCCATAACGACGATTGTTTGATTTGAAAGGTTTGGAGCGTCTCCAGAAACGTTAATCAAATCACCTTTAGTCGCAATGACCTCAAAATCACAACTAACCTCAATTGGGAAGCTAGCGTATCTGTGATAAGGACCGAACCTACCAAGCTCTTGAATCTGCTCTTGACCAAAGTCAGTGGATACAGAAATACTTTGGATATGGAAGTTTCCACCGATTCCGACTGGATCGTTTCCACCTTGGCTCTTGATTTCCGATGGAAGTCCACCGGCAGAGTCCATAGCCTCGATATCTACATCAACCCTTCTCACAACACCCGACTTAGGTGCGTCATCACCATCAATAGGCGCACCACCAGCACCCAATAGGTTGCTTGATGCTCCCCAAATGTTAGTAGGGCTGGTCCCGATAACGCCAGCCTGTTCAGAGTTCCAGAATCTGTCGTTTCCAACACAAGTTACACTCTCTGTGGCGCTACCATCAACTCCGTAATTATAACTTACAGAACTAACGTACATACCTGAATTGTAACAAACGTTTCTTGGAACACCAGTAGCCTGACTAACTCCGTCGTCAAAAATTGCGACATGAACATCACATCTAGCCTTTGAAGCTGCAACTAAGTCAGTTTTACAAGCGCCGCTTGTCGCAAGGTCAAAGATAAGCTTATAACCATCTATAACCTTTTCCATAGTTACCTCAAGATCCGAAACATCTTCAATGTTTTCGTAGATCTCAATTTGACCAAGCTCAAAGACCTGATCTAGAGAGAAGGTACTGCTCATACCAACACTCTGCATACCGTGAACGATATGATTGTTTGTCAAGGTCGCAGTACCCCTTGGGGCAATGGCAACAGCCTGACAAGCATAAAATACTCTTTGGTTTACAGACATAATTATCTCCTAAAAATCTCTGGTAAAGATCTAAAATGTAATACACAAAATATCAACTATATGGCTTTTACTTGGGTAGAACAGCGTACAGCGCCTATATAAAGGTCTGGTGAAAGCTGAACTATTTCCTGGGCTTTAGAACTATTAATCCAACATCTTCTGTAGAAGAAATTATCTATCAAATTTGGATAAAGACCGCTAGGAATTGCGTTTTCTCTTAACTCGTTTCTATAATTGTAAGGAGAAACGCCAGATATGGCAACTTCTGTGGGATTGTAAAGATGAATAGTTCTATCATTCTGATAAAGAACTGTATCCATGAGATTTGCGCACTCCCAGTGATTTTCTGTAATAACGTGGAAAACTATATCGTTATTTACCCACTGCCCGCCTCCTAGCTGATAACCCTCTAGCTTTTTAGCAGGAATTACTTCTACGGCTAGACATGGCAGTTGGACCCTAGTTTGTCCTAGTGATGCCCATCCTCCAGAAGCAGAAACTTGAAAATCTTCTTCATTTCTAAAAGACGACTGTTGTATTTTTCTAAACCAAGAAACGCCCTCTGCCGGTATTACTTCTACCCATTTATGACTATATTCTAACTTAACTTCGCTAGAAGTCGATATTGCAGAATCAAAGATAACTTTACCATTTGGATAATCTATATAGTATGGATTTGTAACATTGTCTGTAGAAAGAAATTCTCCGTCTACAAATACTCCAGATATGGCTATCGGCTGTTGAGTTGTTCCATCTATGCCGCTTTCCCAAACCCAATTTTTTCTATATCCTTCCCACACCGTTCCGTCAGAATAGTTTGGATCTTGGGCGGATCTTAATATATGTCTATCTCCACCATATAATCCAGATTGAGGTATAGATATATTGTAAAAGGAACCCCTGTCTAGCAAGCCCCAGTCATATAGAGATATAAAATTATCCAGCAGTATATTAGAAAGTGTCGCATCTTGAGCGTTTGCAAGATTAGAAAGTTTTGTATGTGGTCCCCCAACCATTAGCTCAGTCCTCCAATTATCGCTTTTATGAAACTAGGATATGCTCTGTCTATGGCCCTAGTTACAAAATTATCTTCCCGAACGCCGGAAAAGAAAGGGTCTACCCTGAAAGGGGTAGCGTCCTTAGACATGTATCCCCCGCCAGACCTACCCCTACCGCCTTGGTAAACTACGCCAAAATTAGCAACCAAAACATTGTCTCCAGCAGTTAATAACCAAGATAACCAAGGTAGAACCCCGCCGTCTTCTATTTCTTGTTTTGCCACACCAAGAGTTAAAAGATTTGAATATGAGGAGGGTTGTATATAAAGCGATATTCCTCCTTTTATTTTTGATCCAGTGGAGCGAACGGGATTGATTCCTAGTCTTATTGTAGACACTACAGAAGATATTATATCATCACTAGGATTTTCAGTAAGTCCGAAATCAGTCTTCAACTTTCCAGAGGACAAGGATGCTATCTCTGGCGACGACGCTAGCGATGCGGCAAGAGCAAGCTTTATATTTTCTCTTATTTCTCTTTTTTTAGTTTTTAACCTATTTTCAGCCTGACTAGCAATAATGTTGTTTATTGCTTTGGTTATAGCTTTATCGGACTGTAGAATTTTCATTAAGAATTGACCCTATTCCAAAAGGTTACTACATACTTTGTCGGATTTTGCTTAAAGCCTTGAGGATATGAAGGTCCAGACTTTTGAAATTTAGAGCTATCGTATTTTTCTATACCATCATATATAGGACATAGATACTTAGCTTTATTTATCTTATCTAAATCTGTCATATATGATATTGTTTGTATTGCTCCATCTGGTATTTCTATATTTTCCGCCACTTTGACCCAAGACTTCCTATCCCAATATATTCTTAAAGTTATTATATCTGACTCTTCTACAGCCTTGTATCCTTTGCCACCGCAATATGGGCAAGGCATCCCCCTTTCAAAGGGATAAGGGCCGCCAGGTTTATACTTACTTACAGATCTATTTCTAGTTCCTAGAGTGTCTAAATAACAATTAGGACACTCGTCTTTTTTCTCTGGATAAATCAATTTTGCAGTCCTAGTGAATAAAAGAACTGCCTCATTGTAAACATCGAATACTGAGCTAGGAATATTTATAGCCACTAGACCACCCTATATGCAAAATGCCCGTTTATGTTACCTGCGGAATTTGTTATCTTTAATGCTTCACCTACGTTAGTTCTAAGAGAAGCGTCGTTGTCGTTTACAGTAGCTCCACCATTAACCCCAACTGTCATTCCACCCGACAATGCGGTTGTATTTGACTTCCAAGTTACAGTAGTGGGCGTGTCTGATATAAAAGTATAATTTAGAACTTCTATCTGCCTATTAGGAACGGCAGCGACTAATTCTACAGTAGCAGCACCAGCACTAAGTACTCCAAAAGTAGGTTCTGTAGAATACCTATACCCATCGGCAGGAACAGCAGACCTAGTGATGTCTCCAGCCAAAGTGCCAGAAACACCAACTGGAGATGCACTAGTAGTGATTCCTGCTTCATTAAATCCGCTTCCGCCTTTTATTTTTTGACTTGTCATGATATCTCCATTAATAAAAATTATGACCGCGATGGTCTGTTTCGTGAGAATTTAAATTAAAACTTGCTGGGCTGTACGGACTAAGTATGGCAGCCCCAGCAGGAGTACCATCTCCACCACCAGACGCATATTCGTATGTATTTAAAAGATGTTCATACTTGCTGCAAAAATCTTTGTATATTTCAGAAAGACTTTTACTAACACCCCTAAGATCTATGGCAGATGGTCCATCTTTTATAGATATCGCGTTAGAAGATTCTGTCTTTGCTTCACTGCCTACCAATATGCAGGCGCTCTTGTAAACAGCTAAAACTGAAAAGTCGGTATCCTCTTCTGCTATTGGGTCTGGAGAAATAGAAACAGAAGAAATGCTAACCGTGTAATCGTTTGCGAAATCAGCATCATTAACAACGTTGAAAGCACCAACAGCAAGAACTTGCTTTAGTCTTTCGTCTGTGTATTTACTACTATCAAGATCTCCAATTAAAGACCTTAACATTAAAACCATATCTGCTGGCACTGACATACTAACCCCTTAAAGATTTTATCAACGTTTCGTCTACCTGTATATTTATACCCAATTTTTTGTCTAATTGTGTCCGAATTACAAAATAAAATTCTATTTCCAAAGAGATGATCAAATCCGTGCGTAATATGTAAGGGTCTGCCTCGTTTAATGCTTCTGTATAAATGTAAAAAATCCGTCCCGCCAGTTACGGCGGAACGGAATAAAAATCAACAATCTAATATAAAATTAGAAGGATGCTGCAATAATTCTTCGGTTGTCAAGAACACCGAATCCGAACTCACCAAAGCCATAGTAGCCTTGACGCTGCTGACGATGAAGAGTAGGATCTTCAAAGACTTCAACTTCTCTCTTGACAGGCATGATGAAGGAATCATTAGCGCCTTGGTCAAGACCAATAAGAAGTTCAACATCGCTACCTTGGATCGTTCCACCAAGCTCGTTGATAAAGTAATCTTGGTACTCTTGACCGTCACCAAATTCAAACAAGTCATGAAGGTTTACGCCAAAGATATTAGCGATAGAAGCTCCGTCGTCGCCGGAATTATAGATATCCGCTCTTACGGATTCTGGAACTTGGTCAATACCCCAGTTTCTTACATCTTCTTTTGCTTCTGGCGAGCAGTAAACATCGGTAAGTCTACCTGGAGCGGTTACGCTGTTTCCGCCACCGTTTCTGCGCATGACAGTTTTCATCAAGCTGATTACTCTTTTGGTGAACTGACCAGCAGCGGCGTCTGCATCGTAAACAAGAATGTTTCTGTCTACAGCGGCAGCCAAAAGTGTGTGCCAGCCATCGTCGTTAAGCTTCTTAACAAAACCAGCTTCAAGAACCTGCATTGCTCTTGCAACAACTCCCCAGTTAGCTTCGCGAGCATATCTGAGCAAGAAGTCAATCGAACTAGCAACTTCGTAAGTGTTGATCTTGATGTAATCGCCTTCAACGTGACGCTCTGGAATTCTACCGTTTCCAGGATTGGTGTAAGCAACATGCTCAGACTCAGTTCCTGGAGCCAAAAGATCCAAAGGATACTCAGGGCTTGAACCCGGAGCAATCTTTTCTGGAGAGTAGATAGATGTAACAACATCTCCAAACAATACACCTTTTCTAAGTGGTGTTTCGAGGGCTTTAGCAACCTCTCTTTGGGCTTCAACCGCAACAGTTCTGTCTGTACTTCCAGATCTGGAAATAAGCTCTAGGAACTCTGGCGATGGCATTTCTCTAGTTGACATAAAATAACTCCTTATAATTATACATTAGTGTTTGGGAGGTCGATGAAAACTTTAGCATAGCCATCTTGGTCTACGCCAGACAAGAATCTTCCGACAAGTCTAGTCGAACCATCGTCATCTGTATCATCATTTGAAAGATCGCTAGCAGCCAGATTTCCGCTGTGAGCCACATAAGCTGGGTCTCCAGCAGAAGGACTACTGCCTTCTAGGTTGTTGGTTACAACGTAACCCTTTTGAAGCAGTGTAACTTTGTTACCTTTTTGAACTTCGTCTTTGTGCTGGTTAACATGCTGACGCAAAAGATCAACATCAACCATATCATTCAACAGCAATCCTACTGGAACTTTTCCAGAAGGTAAAGCTGCATAAGTAACCAAAGCCTCGCCTTGGTCCATAGCCGCTCCCGAACCACCAGTACTAAGGCAAGCAACGCCGCCTCTAGTAGCAGCTTCGTTCATGAAGAACGAAATGTCAGTTTGAAGAGTGCTTCTATCAGTTTTTAGAGCCATTATAATATCTCCTTGAATTAATTATTTTTAGGTGTTGACTTCAAAACAGAGGCGAATACCTCGCTTGCTGTCGTGCGGAGAGATTCAGCAGGATCGTCTTGATCGTCGTAGTTAGCTACGCTCTCTTCAACGTTCTCTACAGAATCCAGAACTTCTTCACAGCCAGCTTCCGCAGAATCAGATTCTACGTCCTGCTCTGCTTTTGACTTGTCTTCTTCTTCTTTCTTTTTTTCTAGTGCTTCCTTTAATTCTGGAGGCATTCCAGCTTCTGCTTGTTTTTTAAGCATTTCAACCACTGCTGCAAAAGCGTCTTCATTGATACTATCGAAAGAATCCAAAGCTGATGCGGTTGCTTCCGAGTCAAGTCCAGCCTCTTCAAGCTGTGCCTTTCTCTCCATTCTCATAGCTTTTTTCTTCATCTCTTTCATAGCTTCTTCTTTTTCGCTCATTTCTTTCTTCATAGCTTCTACCTGCTCGGTAGCTTCCTTTACGGAAGAAGCAAGAGCTTCTTCGTTTTGCTTCAAAGTAGAAATTTCTTCGTTTCTTTCTGCCAATACAGACTCAAGACTTTGAAGCTTTGCCTCAAAATCGTTTTCCTTCTCGGCAGCAATTTTTTCCAAAAGTTGCTTGTTTTCAGCCGCTGCTTGCTCAAGAGCGCTCTGTAATTCAGCAATTTTTGCATCGTTACTATCTGACATATATGTCTCCTTAATTGAAGATACAGTTAAAATTTGTGAATTAGATTCATCAAAAGATTTATTTCCTTCTAAAATAACACTACGAGGATTAGCGGGCTTTGATACAAGACCCTTACCAGAAAATGAAATGTTTCTCAAAAGCCTTCCTACCTTATAGTCTTCATAAAGTCCACTCCCTCCGTAGGCTCTTAGATGCTTTGTTAAGAAAGCAGAAGCCTCGCTTCTTTCTATTAGTTTTGTCTGACCTTCGCTATCTATTAGAGCGTAGTCAAAATTAGGGAAAAGGCACTCCATAGATACGTACCACTTTCCCTCTTTTATCTCTTCTACTAATGTGTTTATTCTCTCTCTTTGCTCAACATCGCTCCAAGACTTGTATATTACAGCGTCTGTTATTATGTTGAAGTCTTTTGGAGGAGTTTCTATGCTTTCGTCTATTGCTTCACCCTCAAAGTCAACAACTCTATTTGCAGTAATATGGCCTATAATGTCCATCTCGTCGTGCATATAGTTAAATGGTTTGTCTTCTGGGGTTTTTCTGGCTACCCAAGTTTCCATAGGGTCAAAAACATCGTCATTCTTGTTCCATCCGGTAGAAACCAAAACTGAGCTTATCGAAAATAAGTCCAATATGTCAGACTCATTACCAACAGAAAGCTTGATATCAGCTTCTACTGCTTGATCAAGCTCAAGAGCAGGAATCGTTTTAGACTCTTCGTAATTAGCAACCGCAAAACAGTTAACAACATTATTATTTAACGCAGACTCTAGCCCATCTGCTATTTCTTGTTCGTATATATTGTTCATATAGCCCTCCAGACAGTAATACACAAAAATAAAAAAAATAGGATTTTATTACTTTAAAACACTAGTTTCAGCAAATGCGGCAGAATAAATATATTTTAGTTCATGACAATTTGGCTTTCTATTGTTTGTAGATTTAAACTCTTCTATTTTTTCTTTAGATATATCAGCGAAGGCTTGAGGAGGATTTATTTGCGAGTCTATCAAAGACTTAACTACGGACTCATTGATTTCCATGAATGGCTTCATTCCGGTAAGAATACATAGTTTTAAATGCTCTAATTGGTCTAACTCGCTTTTGCTTAGACTTCTTAGATTCTTTTTGTTAAAGTGGGCCAAGGCTACAGGGGATACGAGTTCGTGTATTTTCGCCTGAGCGCTCATTGCCCACAACGTAGCAGTTGTAGTATCAGAGCTTTTTGGAAGAACTCTTTTCTGCTTTCTTTTTTCTGAGTCTCTTGAAAATTTAGGTCTACCTGGCAAGCCCGTGCTATTATTTTCTTCAATCTTGGGAGATGGTTGCGTCTTATCTTTGATCTCTTCTTCCTGCGTAGCACTAGGAAGACCAAGACCTTCTAGATATTCCTCTGAATCTATTGAGTCTTTTGTTAAGGCTATCTTTGCTATATCCTCTTTATGTTGAGGATTATGATAAGGTCCAGCTTTTCTAGGCATGTTATTGTCAGAACTTCTTTCGCTACCCTCTCTTTTTACCCTAACCTTTTCTATAGAAGGTATTTCTCTAAATCTCTCTAGCAGAGTTTCTTGTGATATTATGTCTCTGTCTGCCAAATCTAGCAACAGCTTCTTTTGTGCAGCTTCGTCAGAAAGAACTATAGAATCGAAATGCAATTCTGCTGGAAATCTAAAACCCATAGCCTTTTGGACTATTTTTATTTCCTTCATCCAGAAAGACTTTAGAACGTCTCTTCCGTATTCAAGTCTTTCTATCAAGGTCTTTAAGGACACATAGTTGTTTGTGTATCCTCCACCAGAACTAGCGCCAGTTAAAGTTGGCGGTATTCCTAAGCCTGCATAAATGCTTGTCAATACAGGCTGATACTTTTCAGACCCTAAGAATCTATATACCTGAGACTGGCTTTCAGTAAATTTAAGCTCTGGCCCCCAAACCATATCCATAGTTCCTCCACCAACATTACTGGCTAAGATATTCTTTAGCTTGTCTATTACTGCCTTTTTAGGAATTATCTTGTGGTCTAAGTCTCCAATTGTCCAAAGTCTTACGTTTGAAATAGCCCCATCTAAAGCAGCGATATCTGCGAGCTTCATTTTTTCAAGCATTATGATGTCATCTAAAATAGAGCCAATCATGGGGTCTGCCCATATATTCCAGTCGTCTTTCTTATAATAATAGAAATCAACTCTATCTTGTGAGAGAGGAATAGTTCTTTCGCCATTTCTTAATCTTTTCAAAAGATCGTCAGGAAGAGATTTTCTATTAGATGTATTGTGATTAGAAAGAATAGATGTGTATGAGGTATTTGAAAGCCTTAAAACAAATTCTGGATTAGAACCTAGGGTGGAGTTAGCGTTCTTTAGGTCTATAGACAGAGGGTTGATAAAATCATACATCCAAGGGATTTCTCTCTTTGAAAAATCTACGTCTTTTACTTTTACATCTGCCGCTACTGATCGCTTGAGTTCTTTTTCGTGCTTCTTGCTTATTTTTGCGGTGCTTCTTCTTACCACAACATTGCCAGTTCTGTATAGGTAATTTAAAAACCTTTCGGATCTATCGTTTCCGTTTACCTCTGCCCACCACTTTCTATAGAATTTTTCTATAGTCTTATTAGGATGAACAAGAACAAGACCTTGGGTTGCAAAATCACTCATTAAATCAATTACATTTCTAATTATGCCAACCCTAGAATAAGCCTGCATACATTGAGCTATTAATTGTTTCTGTCTGTGTCCTATAGATTCGCCCGGACGAAAAGCGTTGTAGTCAGTCCTGTTAAAAGAAGGTCTTACCGACTTGTTAGGCTCTATGTCTAGATAGGTAGTCCTTCTGTCATAGTGGGCTTCCGCTTTCTGTATTCCGTCATAAGAATCAATATTATCGGAAGTAGAACGGTAGGCTTTTTCTCTTTGCGAATCGCTGTCCCAAGTTAAATAGAGGCCAGACTCTTCGTTTTGGTTTTCGTTTTGGTTTTCAGACATCTAAATTCCTCAATAGTATTGACAGTTGGACCGTTAGTACTATTATACACAATTTAATAGATATCTTGAATTTTTTCACAGAACCAAGCTGGTCCTCCGTACATCTTTTCTGGCTTATCAAATTTAGACCCAGATTCAGAAGCAAATCCCCCAGCTATAAATTCTATCTCTTCTTTTTCTTGATAGTTTCTAGCTGACATATTAGCCATTATCAATGAAGAATACCTATCTTTTCTTAGTCTATTCTTTCTTCCTGCCCCAGTCTTTACTTCTGGAGTATCCCACCTTTCTCTGCCTGATCCTGTTTGGGTCATTACTATCATAGAAAGCTCGTCCTTTAGTTCTTCTATCTCCATAACACAATCTTCTAAAGTGTCATATTTTCTACCTATCGACTTATCAACTTCAAGAGCAAGTCCTAGGCTAACGGAATCAAAGTATGGAAAAAGAACTATCTTGTCTTCAAAATCCTTTCTTAGTCCGTGGTTAGCTTCCGCCAACCAGTCGTATCTAGCAAACTGGCACATCTTTAAAATATGTAGACCAGGATAATCATCTGTATCCTTTGCTTTTTCCTCTATCACAGGCCAAATAGCAACTTCCCCATCTGGAATCTTATCTTTATCGTGTAAAGCTTCCATAACGGCTATACCGCCACCTTGAGCATCCATAGCTATTTCACTGCAAGGAAAGACCTTCATTAACTGTCTTATCTTTTTTGCGCAGAAAGAATAAAAATCATCTTCGTCTACCATTCTAGATTTTAATAACTCTTTGTGAGACTTTCTAGTGGTTGTCCAACAATGAACTACTCTTCTGTGGTCTTTATTAACCTCCATAATGACAATACTAAAGTTGTCCACCTCTGATGCGGGGTCAACGCCAAAGACGTATCTTTTAGAGGGGTCTCCCTTCAAGCAAGCCTCAAAGAAAACTTCTCCAGACGGCAGCTTTACTGGTTCTGTAGGAGAGGTTGTGCATCCCTCAATAAGACTGCGCTTAAAAAATCCTTGGCTATCAGTTGTGAATATTGCTCCGTATTCCATCTGATATATGCCCGTATGGACCGTTGCTTTCGCTCTACCTATTTGTCCAGCGTCCATAAAGCCTAAAGGTAGCTTGTCTACAGGCATACGAATTACAGAGTAGTTAGCCCAATCAAAACCCACCGGAACAGAGCCGTTAAAAACCTCTTGTAGTTTTTTCTCGTTTCCACCACTACTAACTATAGAATGATATCTTTTATGATATTCAGAAAAATGATTAAAATCGTAATAAGCAGTACCGCTGAGTATAATCTGGTTTGACATATCTACTGGGTTTTCTTTCTTTGAAGAATTTAGCGGTACTCCTAACTTCAATGCCATCTCTTCTTTGGCCTTTTGTTTTGTCTTTTCTATAGGAGAAGATGCTACTGCGGCAAAACCAGCGACAACATTTTCAAATATATCTCTAGGTATAGATGCAAATTCATCTGCTATAATATCGTTTGCTCTCTGGCCTCTAATTTTGCTACCATCTCCCAGCGGAAGGGCGGTTATGGTACTATGACCTATATGCATAACGCAGCGATCTACGTCTCTTCTAGGCCCGCTATTGCTGGAGCATAAATCTCTTAGAACCGGAGCGTTTTTCCATATAGTGTCCATATACTCAAACAAAACTTTTGATTGACGGAAAGCAGCGCCGACTATTATTATTTTTCTTCTAGGCATAAATAATGCTCTTAGAATAGAGTATAGGGCCAATATAAAAGATTTACCCATACCACGACTACCTATGAGCATGGGGAACTTTCTTTTCCACATCTCTTCTAGAAGAACGGCTTGGAAAGGACCAAGCTCTATATTAAGAACATGCTTACAGGCAAAGCTGAAATATTCAGGTCTCATCATCAGCCAAGAGAGCCTTCTTATTAGCTCTTCGTTGTCGTCACCCATTACAAAATCCATAGGATTAAACAATGTGTCTTCGTCAACATTAATACCTAGCCAAGCATCGTCTAGCCGCCTTTGTATATCTTGCGTCCGGTTCGTATTTTCGTCGATTTTCATTGTATTACCCCGTCTGCAAAGCCAAATTGCACTGCTTCGCTGGAAGTAAGATACCAATCCCCATCTTTCATTTTCCTTTTTATATAAGCTTTAGTTTTTGACACGCTATACTTTCTTTCTTTAAAGTATTTGCCAGTATTTTGGCATTTTGTAGCGAATATGTCTAACATCACGTCTAGATTTTGTTTATCTAACTCTGCCCATTTTTGAGCGCTTAGATAATCACCGCTACAGTCTGTAGAACCAAAGTGTGCCATGAAATGTGAATGTGGCGACATCAATCTATTATCAGCCGCCTGCAATATTATACCGCTCATGGACTCAGCCTGCCCATAGGTCACGATAGTAACATAAGACTTGCAAGACTTTATAGCGTCATAGATAGACATGCCAGACTGCCAGCTACCGCCAATGCTCTGCATGTTAATCTTTATTTCGTCGCTATTTAATGAGTCTAAATGCCTTATGTTTTTTACAAAATTTATAGCCATCCGATAATCTACGCCAGGATCTTCTTCCCCGCCGTCTTTGGCGGAGTGTAAATAAATCTCCCTATTCTTAACGTCAATTCCGTAATTATGGATTTCTCCAATCGTGTCTCTTGTATTTGACATTACTGCTCCTTGTGGAACGATTCGTTCAGCCTTTTAAAAATGCTATTACATATCATAAAAGCGTTATGCTTGTTATCACAAAACATAACATTGACATCATAATGTAGCGATATTTCCATGAGCGACTTTAGAAGATATCTTCCCGTTATCTTAGTTTGTCTTACTACATCAAACCTTTTGTAATTAGGAAGCCTAGCATTGTCTTCCTTGAAAAGCCTGTATATCTCCTTGTCTTCTTCTGACTTTAATAAGCTTAATGGGTAATTTATTAAATCCGAAGCAGAAAATTCTAAAAGTATATATCGGAACTGAAAATCTCTCATTCTTTCTATTTCGTTATAGAAAGCCTTTTTCTTTTTTCCTAGATTCATGGCAATCTCAGACACAGAAGCTTTTCTTTCTATGCACACAATATCCTCAAATCCTTCAAGAGTATAATCACCCGTATGTAGCGTTCCGACCTCCATGCCAGAACACTTATCATACGGAGAAAAAAACCATCCGTCTTGCTCTCTTGTGTCTTTAATTACTTTATAGCTTGGGATTTTTTTCATGCTGGATATACAAGATCTCCGCCGACCATTGCTGGCTTGTAATGACAGCCTCTAAAGTTAGAACATATTTCGTCTACGCAACATAGAGGGCAGTCTTTGAGAACAACAACCTCTCCATCTTTTATATCTTCTTCTGAAAGAGCCTTTGCAGATTTTACAAAGTCTTCAATATCTGACTTTTTAACATGCTCTGATGGAGTCTCTTTTTTAGGTTGAGGTTTTGGAACCTCTATAAATATTTCTGATGCAGCTTCTTTTTTTGCAGTATCTTCGCTTGGTGTAGCATTTTCTTTTTTGAACATCATTTCTTCTTTCTGTTAATTATTTGATAAAAATATGAAACGTAGTGAGACTCTTTGCCTGTTACAGATTTATGACATCCACTACAGAGAGTTATCCCATTATCAACATCGTATCTTAGGGTGGAGGCAGAAGACCATTTCATTATATGATGAACATTTAACCTTGCGCCCCTACCCTTCTTTTTACACATTTGGCAGGTATATTTGTCTCTTTTTAGGACTTTTAGCCTAAACTCTTTGTAAATCGGATCGTTGTAGTCTCTCCGCTTCGACATCACTATCCACCATTCTTTCTACTAGTTTTTGAAACGAAATCTCAGGTTCCCATCCTAATACACGCTTCGCTTTTGCTGGTATTCCCAATAAATAGTCTACTTCTGCTGGGCGGTAAAATTCTGGGTCAATTACCACAAGATTGTCCCAATCGTCAATTCCTACGTGTTTGAAAGCTATATCCAGAAACTCTCTAACTGAATGAGTCTCTCCCGTAGCCACCACGTAGTCGCTTGGCGTTTCATGCTGTACCATTTCCCACATGCCCCGCACATAGTCCTCTGCATGGCCCCAGTCTCGTTTTGCGTCTAGATTACCCAGTCGTAGTGGGGGAAAGTCTTTATCCATGCCAGAAGCTACAAACTCACCAATCCACTTGGTAATTTTTCTGGTAACAAACTTCTCGCCTCGTCTTTCGCTTTCATGGTTGAACAAGATCCCACTGCAAGCAAAAATTCCATAACTGTCACGATAATTACGTACAAGGTGGTGAGCAGCTAGTTTTGCGATAGCATATGGACTCTGCGGCATAAAAGGTGTATCTTCGTCTTGATATTTTTGAGAATCACAAACAGAGTCGGAATGAATTTCATCAAGAGTAACAGTACCTAAAACATTTTCTAGTGCTGTTGTTAAAACTTTCTTTTCTGTAAAGTTTTTCCCAAACATTTCGCTAGAACTGGCTTGATAAAACTTAATGTCGTCTTTTCTGCCCGAATATCTTATAGCCTCTAGAATATTCAACACTCCACCGGCAGTAACGTCCCAAGTCAGGCTTGGTTGCTTAAAGCTCGTTCCAACATGAGACTGTGCGGCAAGATTATAAATCTCGTCGGGTTCTTCTTCTTTTATTACATTACTAACACTAAATGCGTCTGTAATGTCTCCTTCGATTATTTTAATTTTGGGCAAGATATGATTAATACGATTTAGCGTCGGTACACTAACCCGTCTTGTCACTCCGACAACTTCATATTCTTTGCTAAGTAAAAGTTCTGCTAGATAGCTTCCGTCTTGTCCAGTTATTCCAAATATTATTGCCTTTTTCATATCTTTAATTTTTGTCCTCTTGTATTAGCGTTTCTGGCGTTAGGAATGGTTGATCTACCGCTTCATCTTCATACGTGTGATATTCAGAAAGTCGTTCTTTCTCTTTTTCTGCTGCCAGCCTCATTTTCTCCATTTCTATTCCGATAGATGTTCTAAACTCTGTGTCAGTAGCTATTTGTTTCACTAGAGACGCGAAGGTTTGCTTAGAATCCTCGATAGCTTTGATTCTTTGCTCTCTTGTGCCTTTTAAGTCCTTTAGCATCGTAGCCTTGCGAGTTTGAAGGTCTTTGTAGTCTTTGCTCAATGTTTCTTGTGAAGCTCTTATTATGGCTACCTGTCGCTCCATACTGACAATTAAGTCTACGTCTCTTTGGTCTGGATCTCTGGACTTTTCGTTTCTTACGATCTGCTCGCTCGCCGCTATCTCTTGTTGATTATCTTGTTGCGCCTTTAGAATCCTGTTCATCAAGATCTCAAGTTTTATTGTGTCGATTATTTGCATTTCCTCGGTGTGAAACACATCGTCTTTGAACTGGCTCCACATCTTTTTAAAGTGGAATTCAAACATTTCAAGCTCTTCTGGAGAAAACTGATTATTTAGTTCTCTATAGTATGGTTTACTTTTTAGCTCGTTCGCTACAGCCGCTTCTTTTTTCTGAGTGGGTGAGAATCCGACCTTCTTGGCAATCCAATCCTTGATAGATTCTGGACTACGATTCAAAGACTGAGCTATAGAGTCTGGAGAAAGAACCTCGCAGTTCTGCTCGATAAATTGCATTTCTTCATTGGAAAATCTGCCCTTCTTCATTTTAGTCATCGCAATCCTCCATATTAAAATAATCACCTATTATATTGTCTATAACTTTTGTGATCTTTTGCTTTCTAGCCTTTGTGATCTTGCCCTTATTTTTAAGTCTTAGATAATCACCCCTAAGAGTAGCAGGAAGTTTTTCATCTATTAGGTCAAGTATTTCTTTTATGTTAGCCTCAGAGGATATACACTCACGCGAAGTACTTTGTGTAGAGTCAATATCTATGGCCTCAAGTATATGTCTTTTAACGTCTTGAATTTTTTGAGCTTCGCCCGTCTCAATTCTGTAGTATACTTTCCGCTTTAAGTTTTTAAGTCTATTGTTTATGTGAACGTACAGAAAGTTCTCTAAGGGCTTTGAACTGTCATATCTGTTTAGCCCCTCAACCGCTATCAAGAAAGCCTCCTGCTCTATGTCACAAGGCTCATACGACGTAAAAACATATCTATGAGATATTCTTTTTGCAATCTTTTGTACAATATCAACGAACTGTTGCTCAGTCACATTCTCCGGTAGTTTCAAGATCCTCTTCCTTTTCTTCTTGGGCTTCAAGTAAAGAAGCTACGGATTTTTCACCACCTTCAATCTCTAGTTCTTGCTCTATTTGTTTTTGCAACGCTGCCGTAGCCTTGGTCTCTAAACGAGACTCTATTTCGTTTTTCATAAATGTCTCCAGTAATTAATTACACCATGTGATAGTCAAATTCTACGATTTATACACAAATTAAGTTAAAATCAACAATTTTTAAGCATGTATATGTTTTTCCGACTATAGTACTCCAGAGGATGTTTAGACTTAATAATTATGTATAACGCTGTCACGTAAAAAATATTTGTCCTGTTCGTGGCGTATGGACGGCGAAAGCCAGATGCAAAAATTATTATGATGGTCAGGAGTTGGAAGTAGGTATTACCCGTGCCTAACACATTTGGCAGACGAATGGTTTCAGCAATGAAAGATTTTTAGCATGAAGATTGTTAAAGGTCGTGAGTTCTACGGCTCTCACCCAAAACCCAAAGCAAGCGTCTGGTTGGTGGCTCACTGATAA